GTGGTATCAACGCAGAGTACAACAAGGTACTGCGACGGCATTTTTTTTTTTTTTTTTTTTTGTTACTGGATTATCCAGTAATACAATGAAACATACGGGTTTATTAAGCAAAAGTTTCACCACAGCAATACTGTGATTACATAAAATCTTAATAAAAGAACGTATACACGTATTACTGGGTAAAACTTGTTTCCAAGAGGTGGCGACCCGTCCGCCTAGTCCTTTAACATCATTTCCCCCACATGGGTTCCAGAAAGGATTCTATTTTACCTTTTAAATTTATACAACATTTACCGGTTGTATACGGTTAGGGTGATTCTAACCCTCAAAATGTAGAATACTCTACAATGGTGGTGGAATTGAACTATATATCCACAATGTAGGAACATTGAGAAAGAAATATAATCCAAAATCCGTACCGGCTCCTACATATGAATAAATCAATGGAGGATTAACATCTAATGATGCACCAAAAGTGGAATCACCTTCAAGAGTAAAAGCATCTAATATAGATCCATCAGTGGTAACCCCTTGATTGGCATTCAAAGTGTCAGTAGACTGAAACTTGAAAATAGACATATTAGGGACTTGCACATTAACTGCTGACTGTGTTAATTGATTAACCAAAGCCTGTCCAGCACACCCTGCATTGCGCAAAGATGTGTACGCAACAGCAGCAATAGTATCAGCCCTATTACTTGTGGCACCCACAGCGGCTGCATACCCATGGATATTATCTTTGACAACACGCAGATGTTTAACTGGGTTATATGATGATACATCAAATGTCCAATTAACACTACCACGGTATGCTAAGAAAGCCTGCGCTAAATATGCTAATGGTGTAAAATTTACATAATTGTATGGTGCTAAACCGACACCTACAATTTTACCCGCAGAATAATTACCAAGGGAACAAAAGCCAGGAGACATAGGCATTTTATAAAAATTTTTATAAAATGTTGTAATCTGGGAACTAGTTCCTAAAGAAGGTGATTTTTCAACAGACAAAAATGTGTAGCGCCTCAAAAGAGCCCTGAAAGACTTAATATTTTCACCAAAATGAACCAAATATTGGTTTTCTGATGTTTTAGATGTAGTAGATAACTCCATATGGACACCAGTGGCTTCAACAGTGAATTCATCGGATTGTGGTGCATAGAAACTAAGAACATGATTAACATCCACATCAGTAGGGTTAGCCAATTCAATGTTTTCTGCACCCCGAACGTACACATGAATATCAACATTTGAAGTAGCAACAGGAGCAGTCAACACATTAAGTACTCTGATGGTAAGCAAACCATTATCGTATAGTGTGGAACTGGGTAGAGTGCCAGGAATAGCAGTTTTAACTGCCCAACCTTTTTCAGCAACAGTCAAAGCAGGGCGTACAGTCAAAAATTGGGTTGCTAACTGATATGGAACACGAAATTCCACATTAGTTGTTTCTCCAATATCAACTATTTGTGTGAAAACCACATTACTAGTCACTGTGGTGTTACCAATATTGGATGCGCTATAACCAGTTGGATCAAAATTAATTAATAATTTACCCTTGTGGTATTTAGAACAAACAATATGGAATCTAAATATAATATCACCACGCCATGCATCAAACATATTAGCGGCATATCCCATGGGAGTTAAATACAGTTTATTCTGAGTTGCACCATCATTGTCATACAGTAAAGGGTTAACTCTAATATAAAACATCAGTGCATCTAATGCATCTGCAGTGTCCCAATTGATTTTGGTCAGCCATGATTCCCTACCCATGAAATGAGAAATACTCATTTCATCAGTACCAGACGGCATACCAACAACCCTTGGATCGATAGATAATTCATTCTTTGGATCTAGTGTCAATCTTTCAACTGGAAACCCAATCTCAGATGATGCTAATTTGGGAAATGGTTCTGAACGCATGGGAGAAGTGTCAGCTATAACTGGCACATTGGTAAAACCAAACAATGAAGCTATTGAAGAAACAGCTGATGCACCGATCTTGGTTGCTGTAGCAAATGGACCAATAACCGGTATATTCTCAAAATAGGCAGCCGTTCGGGCAACCCATGAGGCCGGTTTAGATACACTACCCTCACCAAATTCATCGGATTGCATAGCATACCCAACAGAAGCACCTGATAATTCAATGTCATCACACCAAGCATAAATGGCAACTGTAACTGCTTGTCCAGTAACACCATTAGCACTTTGCAAAGCGGAATAAATAATGAACGATAATTGTCCCATTTCATTCATAGCTTGACTTGATTGTATATTCAACCAATTAGCTGGGTAGACAAATGGTAAAGTCATTTCATACGTATCAGCTTTCCCAGGCTCAATCACAATATGTGGTCGCTGGGAGTACGGTATAAAATATCTAGTACCAGAATCATTGGTGATAGTAGAAGTTTTAAATGCGGTGAGTGGCTGATAAGATAAAATCACTTTGCCATAATAAAATGGGGAGGCAGTAACCTGGATACGCAATTTTAAATTGCCACGGAAAAACGAATAATTGTTTAATTTATTCTTAACATAACTGTTTAAAGCCCAAGCTTGCCATGGGCTAATAGTAGTTTTAATGCCAACAGTATCAAATTCTCCCCAATTAATAGTCGAAATTCTCACAGGACGTGAGAAAAAATCTTTGATATTAGTTTTTAAAGTTGAATCTCCTGTTGAGAAAGCATTATTTCCGGATTTGGCTTTCGTGCCTAATCCAGTGTTGGCAGAAACAAATGTGACTAATTGTTCCTCTACAACTTCACCAGAATCAGTGGAACCTTCTTCTGATTGTGGGTAAAATGAAGTATGTGTCACATATGTATATTCAAATGGTATTGCACGGGGTTGCAATTCCCCCTCAACAACTGGTCGAGGAACAGACACAAGATCTAGCTCTTGTGTGCAGCATTTCGATCTTACACGGGATCGAATACCTTTTAAAATATTGAAAACAAATTTACAAGATTAGGGTGAGTTAAACCACAAATCAGGGATTTACTGTTATCTCAGATCAAACAATTACGCATGATGATGATGCGTGATTTGATGGGTTTACTCCCGATTATTCCAGGTCACAATATTGTGGTCTGGAAAATTCTTAAGACGATTATGAAAATCATCTTTAAGTTGTTCATAAGTGGGAAAAGTAGATCTCTCTACCCAATCCAACAAATTGCAATCACATATTAGTTGCTTGAAGAAAGATACCCTATCTTCAAATTTTCCTTTTCCATAAAAGAAGTATTCTCGAACAGCGGTTTCTATAACACAAATGGCATGAGCTCTAGCATCTAATGTACCTTCGTCCAATCTAGATGTCAACATCTTATCAATTGATGAATGATCTAAAGGACACACTATAGCTCCAACATCTTCATCATAAACAAATTTTCTCTTAAGAAAAGATGCATCATCAATATGAATATAAGGGACGCTTTCAGCTTCCTTCTCAGCCATGGTGTAATCAACACCTATTAATTTCATAATAACAGATATGCGAGTGTGTGTGAATTCAGGACATTCATCCGAAACTCCCATTATATTATCATCACCATAGGTTGCTAAATTTATATATTTGCGAAAAGAAGACAATGGCTTCTTAGAAACATAATAAAATGCATATCGCATATATAAACTATTCACCAAACAATTGATAATAACCGTGAGTGGATGACCTGATGGGTTACCCTGAATTTCAATTAAATCACCATTGAAATCTATTGTTGGGAAAGCAGTGTCATACGCAATACATCTAATATATTGCAAATCTTCTTCCGACCAACCAGCAGCTTGAGCCAATCGTTCCAAAATACGAAATGCACTTAGTATAAATGCAGCTGCCATTTTCTTATCAAATTTGCCGTAATCACCTGCAATGATCTTATGCTTTCCAAATTTCACTAGGTAATTATACAATGTGCCCCACTCCTTAGATTGAGCTACAATACCTGGCATTGCTTCAAAAGCATAGGGATTATTTTGAATCAATCGAATGTGCGACAATAAATATCGTCTTACAACAACTGACCAAGCAAATTCTCCCCCAGTAAAAACTCGAGTTTTGCCTAGATTTACTTTCCTAACTGGTGTTGGTTCATCCTTCAAATGTCCACAAAATTGAGGATGAAACCTCTTCCCGGAGGAATAGCACTCTTCAATCTTATCTATTCGATTTTGTATTATCTCATCAATAGATTCAATCTTACCGGATTCACCAATAGTTAAGAAGTGCTTTTTGGACTTCTTAAAGGGATTTCCAGCACTTGTGGACACATTTAACATATCTACAAAAGTTACACCATCAACACCATTAAGTGCAACTTCCTGAGTGTAAACCTCTAACTCATTAATCTTATCCCCCAACAATACTACAATATCATTAAAAAATGCATCTTCACACTGATCCAATATATCATTA